TTATAGTGGTACAGATGCCTTTATGCTAGGCATCAACACAGAGACCTATTGCTATAAGTGCGCTAATGCTTATGCACAAATAGATAGGGTTATGTCTAAGGTACGCCAAGATTACCTAGACTCACTCACTCCAGCATCAACCCTCACTACATCTGACTAAGGAGATTTATGTTTGATTTTATTTCTGCACCATTCGAGTGGTTCGCTAATGTAGTTCAATACTCGCTTATCTTTATGGCGGTTATGATGCTAGTGCTAACAATAGGCGCGGTGGTTGCAATTCCTTTAGGGTTAAAACTTTTAGGTGTTGCATTCGCTAAAACTATTGTAGTAGAAACTAGCAAAGTAGTTAGAGATTTAGGCATCACTAACATTGACTTTAAGCAAAAGAAAGAGACCGAAAAAATGAAGGCTTATCTAGATCGCAAGGTGGTACCGATACTAAGCAAGACAAGTTAAGTTAATGGGCGGTGTAGTGTCTAAGCAATTAGGTCGGTGTAGGTATCGGCTTAGTTGCTTAGCACTTCACTACTAAAAAATAAAACAAATAGATTTAGTAGTGCAAAATATGTGCTCACTATATTTTTTTGTTTTTATTTTTAAAATACCGTATCATACATCTGGACAAAATATTCAGATTTATGATAAAATAGATCTATGGGAATATTAGATAATCTAGAAAATGCCTCGGATGATAATTTCGAATTTGAAAGTTCATATTACAATCCAGACTATCCAAACCTGTCTGCAAAAATTTTTTCAGATTTGTGTTGCAACGGATGTTCTTGTAAATCCGAAGCGGTACATATCAAGGAAGACGAATTGCCCCAATAGCCTTTAAAGCGTTATAGATCTCGTTATTCATCATACGAAGGTTTGGACGCTGTTGCTGGATCCACATCTCTATTTGTTCAATCTGCTCTTGTCCTTGGCTTGAAGCAAGTCTTCTATTTGCATCTTCAACAGCCTTGCACATAACCTCTAAGGTTTCTTCACGAAAATCTTTTTGTTCTTCATTTTCGAATACAAAATCGTTTGGATCAAACTGTCCAATTGTCATATTTTTTCTCTTTCTCTCGTATAACCATTATATCACCACTTCCCAATTGGGCATGAAGCCTGCTTGAGAGTTGATTTTAATTTCATAAAACATCCACATTTTGTACATCTCATTGTGTGTTTTCTAAATGCAGGACACGTGTTGCATATTTTCAAGCGGGACTCAATTAACTCTTGATCGCTTCTTGGCTGAGAAGGATCAAACAAGTCAAAGAATGTAACATCATCTGACATAGTATATATATCCAATCACAAAGAACACAACAAGTCCAGCCAATAAGCCAATAATTACTTCCACTCTATCTCCTGGTCATATGTCACGCTATACTCTCCACCAAAGATTTCAGCATATGAAATTATATCACTACCAAACCTTGTAACGGTGTTTATGCCAACTTTGTCACATAGATACTTAACTCCTTGGACCAAAGGCTCAAAAGCCATCTCCTGGTCTGCTAGGGCCTTATTTAGGGTATCTATGTATCTTGCCTTGCCGTATCTTTTACTGGTGAATGATTGGTCTACATAATCAAATCTTGCTTGAACATCTCTATCCCGTGCAATGTCCGAATTGTCCGTAATATACTTTACTGCCAAGTGATCCATCCGTGTAGACCAGTTTCGCATGTTATCGCTGTATTTTTCCATATTGCGTAATGTAGAATCAGCGAAAGCCATGCGTATAAGGTCTTGCTCGGAGGTTTGAACCTCTGTTGCGAAACTTATCAAAAAAGCGGTTGCATATGGGAACTTGTCGGTATATGTCGATACTCCGAAGTGTACATTCGGATTGAAAGACTTACTTGACATACCGTCTCGAATTAAACGCATATGATTACCAAGTGAGACAAACTCTTCTCGATTCATATCGCAATCGACGAACAAACAATCTTCTGGATTGATTCCGTCGGCGAGACATAAAATATTTTTATCATATGAACCTACTATTTTCGAACCGTTAAAACGCTCTATTAATTTTGCGGTCATAAAACCATCCATGTCAGGAGATATAATTAAATTTTTGGAATGCTCAAGTGTTTTGAGTATCTTAGATTTCATTTTTTAAATACGCCCCTTATAATAAGACAGTTATGACAGTTCAAGATTGGGCTTCCCTAATAGTAGCCATACTCACAATTGTATCATCAATCGCCTTTGCAATCAAGTGGTTGGTCAAGCATTATTTAAGCGAACTCAAAACCAATGGTGGCTCAAGTGTTAAGGATCAAATGAATAGACTAGAAATTCGAGCCAACGAAGCAGATGCAAAAAGAAAAGAAATGGATCGAAAGTTAGATCACATGTACGAAATTTTAATTGAGTATATTGCTAAATCAAAGTAATCCTATATACTATATATAAGATATCTTTTAAAAACCCTAATTCAGGATACTCTTTTCTCTTATATATATAAAAGTATACACTATCAAATTCCTGGCATTAAAGACTTATTATGACAAAACGGACATTTACAATTGTAACAATCTTGTAACTTTTAATATCATTGGTTTTATATGTCTCTTTTGTCCGTTATGGTATAATTTATTAACTGATACCTAGGTTTGTCTCTCATACCCACCTATCTAGGTATCAGTCTTATTTTATGGTATAATCAAGATTATGAATACATGTGGTCCAGAAGTTTTTGGTGCAGATCCTGCAAGGGTTAAATGGAATATTGTAAGAGGAGATACCTCACCGCTTCGTATTGAATTTTTACAAGATGACGAAGTAACATATTTTGATACATCCGATTGGACCTATGAGGCTACTTCTTATGATCCTCAGTCTGACATTCTTGATGCACTTGAAGTTACTGCAGGAGTTGGGTATGTCGACATTCTTGCTCCCGCCTCACTAACTGCTAATTGGGGTACTGGCTTTAAGTCAGTCGTGACAGAGTTAACTTTTGACTTACAAGTAACAATTGATTCAGATACTGTTTGGACACCTTTGATTGGAACTATCTCTGTAATCGGAGATATTACAGGTAGTCTATAATGGCCGTAGTAAAAGTTACAACTCCAAGACCTGAGTTACCGCCAGTCATTAGAATTAAAAACAAAATCTTTAAAGTAAATAAATAATACCGTGAGATAATATCTATATGGCTGCTTCTAAATCTATGGACTTTCCTGGTGCAAAAAAATCTTCTTATGCTGCACAAGTAGAACAAAGTCAAGCATTTCCTTCTGTAGATAATGCTCTTTCATTTCTTCCAGTCCCTGGCCCAGTTGGACCACAAGGCCCTGCTGGTAGAGATGGTAGAAATGGCGAACAAGGATTGCAAGGGCCAAAGGGAGAACCTGGCCCTAAAGGAGATCGTGGTCCAGCAGGAGTAAGCGGACAAAGTTCTTTATCGTCTTCAGGACAGCAAGCAGGTTGGGCATCATATCTTAATAACTCTTCCTCTGATATAAGGCTTGGAGCAACAAGAGGCGTAGATGGATGGGTAAGTTTGCATATGGCTTCTGAAAAAAACAATGAAAAGTTTTTGCCAAAAGATACAGTAAGCCTTTGGAACTCTCATTCAAGAATGCTTAATTTTAAAGGATTAAAAATTGGTTCTCAGGTATTTGTTACATATAATATTGAACTTACAACTTTTACCGCAAATACAGAGGTTTGGCTAAGAACATTTTTTCCAGCCCACGAGCAAGAAATATCACAACTTGTTGGGTCCTTTAAGTATCAAAACGTATATGATATATCTGTTACTCAACAAATATTTATTGAAAATCAACAGATATGGGGTAACGGAGGAGTTCCACAAATCAGAACAGATTTTGATGCGTCCGTAATATTCAAATCTGTCTACGTCAGCGTGGTATAATAAAACTATGGCATTTCCAGGAACACTTAACATCAATTACTATAAGGGTGACACCTATGAGTTTAACATTTACCCAAAAAAATCTACTGATGGAAGTGCATTTGACTTAACTTCTTTTATGGGTCCAGACTTAGATTCAGGAACAAGTGGAACTCAGACAGCAATATTTAAATTTTCAACATCCAGAGGTACTGCAGGACTTGCAGATCAACATCAGTGCTATGCAACAATTTCTGATAATGGATCTTATGTTAAGTGTGCTATTAGACCAGCAGACGGAGCAGTTATGACAGCAGGAACAGACTATGTTTACGATGTGCAAATTCAAAAAAGCGCAACCCCATACCCGTTAGTTTACACACTTCTTACTGGAACAATTACTGTTACAGACGAGGTAAGTTAATAAAATGACAAACCCAATCTTAGCAGTAGATGATTTAACTGTACTCGGAGGACCAACAACTGTAAATGTTGAAGTTGACTTTGGCCCAGAAGGTCCAAGAGGAAGTATGATTTATGCTGGAGCAGGAAACCCAAACACCAACCCACCAGATGGAGATATTCAGTTATTAGACCTGTATATCAATATTGATCCTCAAGACCCAGACAAAGAGTATAGATTTATGTACCAATATCAGATGTATGCTGGATCAAATACCTGGAGACCTCTTGTAAAGTTACTTCCAAATACTTACTCAAATAACTATGAAAGAACATTTGATTCAAATGGAGAAATAACAATAAACATTCCAGTTGTGACTATTACTGGAACATCAAGCCTTTCATCTACCCTTACATCCGAACAGTTCAATGTTCAATATTCAATTCTTAATTCTGAGTCAAAGGTAATGGCTTCAAATATTGCAGTTAGAGAAATTTTTACAGATGGAGATATTGTGTCTCTTCCAATTGATATTAAAGCATCAGAATTTGATGGAACATCATGGGAACCTGTCCAGGGCTTAAGATCTGTTCATTTACTCATTAATGTGGTATAATTTTAGCGGAGGGTTTCATGGCTGAAGATATTGGACCAATTTATACTACTAAAATTCCCGCACTTTCTGAGGCAGCGGACATTCAAGCAGCCCTAAAACTATATCATTATGGAACTACGGATGTTCCAACATTAGAATCTCAGGTTATTCCTACATCAGTTGCAGGGTACATAAAGTCATTAGAAGATGCACTTGAAGCCTTAGATATCAGAGAAGAGTCAAGAGGAATTGGTCAATCATTTCAAGCAACTGAGCCAACTTCTCCAGTAGATAATTATATTTGGGTAAAATCAGATTCATCCTTAACATCAATTGCAGAACTGCCAACATCTAGATATCAGTCATCCGAACCAACAGAAAACTTAACAGCAGGATTACTTTGGGTTGACTCTGATTCATTTCCATTAACAATGTATGTTTATACAGGAAGCGCTTGGAGAGAACTAGGCGCATGACAAAAAGAGAAGAATCTTATTCTACTATAATTAAAGAAAGAGCAATTGCTAAATTTGTTGCACTTGGATTTACAGAAGAAGAGTTAAGAGAGTTGGGGTTGACATCAGATGGCAACAATTAGTTCTAATGGAAAAGTAGCATATATTTATGACACACAAACAGACGCTTGGTATCCAGTAGCAGGAACAACAAACACTTCTGCAAATTATCAATGGACTGGAACACACTCTTTTGCATCTAATCCAGTTACATTTGATCAAGTTGTAAAAGCAAAAGCAGGAGTAAATAATTTTCAAAATCCAACAGCAAGAGATGCAGTGATAACATCTCCTTCAGATGGAATTGTTTGTTTTGTTAGACAAACAGACATAGGTGTTCAGATTAATCAAGTTCAATATTATTATAACGGTGTTTGGAGATCAGTAACAGATTCTGCAGATTTATCAGCAAAAGTTGCAAACTACACTTTGGGATTAACAGACGCTGGAAAAACAATTACAATGAACTCAGCGTCAGACTTAACAGTGACAATACCACTAAACAGTTCTGTTCCTTTTGTATCAGGACAAAGACTAGATATTATTAGAATTGGCACTGGTGAAGTTTCAATTGCTGGAACTGCTGGAGTTACAATCAATAGCAAAAACTCAAACAAAAAAATCTCCTCACAATATTCTGGCGCAACACTAATTAAAATAGATACTAATACTTGGGTCCTTATAGGCGACCTTAAGGCTTAGGAGTAAAAGTGCTAACTATCCTAGGCTTTTTTGGAAAGGGTATGAAAATACTTACATCTTTTTTAGGTGTAGATAAAACATTAGCACAGACACAAATAGTTTCAGAAGGATTTACAGTAGGAACTGTTACCCAAAGTGACTCCACAGACTCAGCAGAAGGCCCAAATCATAACAAAGTAATTATTCAATCACCAGTACCATCATCTTTGATAGATTATGATTCACCAATTAGCATTACTTGGAGAAACTTTAGTTTTACTCCAGCCCCATACTCTTTTACTCCATTTTCATTTGTACCCGCTCCTCCTTATACATTTACACCTGCTCCTCCTTATACATTTACACCTGCTCCTCCTTATACATTTGTACCTGAGCCACCAGCAGAAAAATATTACTCATACGCATATTGTCAGGGTGGTGCTGCAAATGGATACACAGCAGCCTATCTGTCTCTTAGTGGGTATTCAACAGTAGCAGAAGCCTGTTCTGCAACACAAGCACAACTTGCTCCATATGGAATATCAAACTGGATATGTCAAGAAGGAACAAACACTGGCCCTGATCTAGTCGCACAATATAATGCAAATAATACTTGCGTTGTTGCACCACCACCAACAGGAGGAACAATTCCAAATGTTGTGGGACTTTCTGTTAATCTCGCTCAGGCAATTATTTCTGAAGAAGGATTCCAAAATGCACCAACTGTAGGAAATTCATCTGTCGGTGCAACTGCTCAGAACAACGGAGACGTTAAATCACAAAACCCTCCAGCAGGAACAATTGCTCCATTTAATACAAATGTTCAACTTGTTAAGTATAACTATAATCCAGACTTACCATTCTCATTTACACCATCACCACCGTACGCATTCACGCCAGCACCACCGTATACATTCGTACCAGCACCACCGTATACATTCGTACCAGCCCCACCGTATACATTCGTACCAGCACCACCTTACTCGTTTACGCCAACTTCAACTGGTTCAGGCTGCAGAGGATCCAAACCATATCCATACTGTGTATGCTTATCAGATACTCCAGGCACAATGTGGACTTGCTAATAAAATAAAAATAGGCCATAGAAATTAATCTACAGCCTATCTTTATATTAATTATTACTTAGGAAATTTATTCATCCACATTCTTGTCTTTGGCGTAATGCCTTTCCAAGAAGACCAATCTTCTCCACCGTTTGTCATATAGTATGCAATCTCTGCATTCTTGACGGGATTGAATAATTCAGCGTTTGACTCAAGATCAAACTTAGTTCTGCGATCAGGACCAAGGTTGTCTATCATATTAATTTGGAACATACCATAAGATGAGTCACCAGTCTTGTGGTTGCCGTTAAATGCTAATGGTCGCCCATTAGATTCTTTCTTTGCTACCGCCCAGGCAACAACAAGGTCTTTACCCTTGAAGCCAACTAGAGACAGGAGTTCCTTTAGTTCCAAATCAGTCAGAGAAACCTTATTTTCAAAACTCTCTAACTTTTTAGCCTTAGAAACCAAAAAAACCTCTTTCGAGGCGGGTTCTACTGTCTGAGCCTGTTCTATGCTCAAGTTATTTTTCGTATCAAGATCTATTGATGCATTAGCAGAGTTTGCAAAAACTATTGCCAGTGCTACAATACTGAGTGTGCTAATGATCTCTTTGTTTCTTTCGATAAATTTAATCATAGTTTCCTCCTTAGAAAACAATAACACCCGTTTAGGTGTCTAGAACTAGTATAACACAGATTTTATGCCTAAGTCAAGTTTAGATGGTGGTATAATAAAAGTACTATGGCAACAACATCTGGAGATTTTCCATTAAATTACCCGCTTGCAAGCGATCCCGTAAATGTACACGGAGATATTAGATATTTAGCAGAAGATGTTAGAGATGCATTATCTGGACTAGATTTATCAGTGATTCAAATTAGAGTAAAAAATACTAGTTCAGAATCTTTACCTGCAGGAACTCCAGTTTATGCAACAGGGTTTGATACAGTGACTACAGTTGCAAAATCATTGCCATCTACAACCTCACCGATACTTGGCTTACTAAAACAAACATTAGCAGTAGGATCAGAAGGAGTTGTGGTTGTTGCTGGAGTGCTTTCTGGAATAAATACTTCTGGATTTGGTAATCCCGCAACTTTGGCAGGAGAAATTTTATATGTTGGTTCAGGTGGTGGTTTGTCCACAACACAATCTGGCGGAGCAGTTGGAGTAATTGCAAAAAAAGCAGTAGAAGGTGTAGTAATTGTTGAAGCAAAAGGAAATGGAACTTGGGGGGCACTTAAGGCTGGATTAGCCTAATAGTGATATAATAAAATAATGGCAACTGTAAGAGGATCTCAATCATCATACGATATAGGAAATAAACCACCTACAGTTATTTGGACTGTAGTTCGTGGAGACACTTCTGGTTTTAAGGTTTATGTAACAGATGATGCAAAGGTACCTCTGATTCTAAAAGGCGCGGGATCTGAATGGGATATTGCTATGAAGATTAAAAGACCTACATCAACTCCTGGAGTCATTACTGATAATGCTACAACCGTTATGGCATTACACCCAGTAGCAGATGAAGATGACTTGGTTGGAGAATTTACGGTTTGGCTTACAGCAGAAGAATCTAATGTCTTGCAGACAGGAGACATCTTTGATATTCAGGTTAGCGACCCAACAAGAGTCTGGACA